CGATACCGTGTAATCCGTGGTCAAGGTCAGCAGGGTCGTTCCCTGGTAAACCTTCAAATCCGCATCGGTAAAAATCGGGAATCCATAGGCGAACACGGTCTGCGACGAGGACGCCGTATATTGGACCCTTGGGGTTGTGTCGGCTACTGTTAGCGTTGCCATTGATATGCCTCAGTTTCTGGATACATATTGTATCTAATTAGTGGGTAACCTTCTCGGTGCAGCCTCTCCTGGGCGCCACCAGTGATCCTGGTCGTATTCCTTCCTACGCCGGTTAATGGCCCGCCTAAATCTTGATCGGGCTTTGGGATCAACCTGACGCTTTAACTGGTCTGCGATCATTCGCTCAAATGCTAAGCGCGTATACCAAAGGGATTTGCCGGGGGCATAGCTCAATGCAAAATCGACGCCTCGCTTTGGAATCTTGCCAAACTCCCCGGTGCCTACATCACTGATCGTGCCGAGTACCAACCTACCTAGATCGTTGGTCAGGCTTGCCACCGGACCGGCAGCGGTTTCAACAATCCCCTTTCCGAATCGGTTTTGCCCTTGAATACCGGAATAGATAAAGTCGCCAAAGATGCCGGCACCACCCCCTTGGATAAAGGCAGCAGCCCAAAACTCAGCATCGTCCATATTCCTGGGGTCCCGGCCGCGAGCAATATCTTTAGCCTGCATTGCAACTGCCCCGAGCACAGTGGTCGCTACTGCCAGGCTGCCCAGGTATGCCGCTTTATTACCGAGTCCATTCTGCCGGGCCCCACGCAATAGGTGCGTGCTCATCACGGTGATCGGAAACGATTTGAACAGGCCGACGTCCCGCGCCAACTCTCCCATAATAGTGCCGCGCTTTGTGCCGCCGGTTACGATAGCGCGAGCTCTTGCATCCGGCATTGGTACAGCGAAATCGGTTTCAGTTAGTACCATTTCCTGAAGCTTGGTTGCTAACTCATTTCGGACTCTTTCATCAAGATCGGCTCGGTTCATCAGGTTTTCAACACTGAAAAACTTAACCCCCTCCTGGTCGATCAGTTCTGTGCTCCGCAACAGGTCCCAATCATCCCGGGTGATGCCGTACCCGGTCAGACCTTCCTGCAGTTTAGGATTAAGCTCGTCAAAGCTGCGCCCGGTCTGGTCTGCCATAAAGCTCATAAACTCCATACCAAACGCTTTACGCCCGGCATCCGTCCATGAGGACAGAAGCGAGGCCCGCATCACCACATCAGATAATTTTGCAGAAAACCCGGCACCACTAACCTCAACGAACCTATTAGCTGCCAGGGCGCGAGTCACCCAGGCGTCAGCAGTCAGACCCAGCTTTACAGCCAGCAAACGATCCTCTGCGTTTGCCGGATTCATTAGCGACAGTTGCCGCTTAAATGTTCTTATTGCAGAAAGACCATTAAATTTTGCGGTCTGCCTTTGAAATGCCACATCAGAGATTGAACTAAGAAAGGCGCCGCCCAAATGAGCCGCTACCAGGAGGTGCCGAACAGCAGCGGAAAAGTCCGCATAGCGAACACTCTCTGCCGCTTGTGCCTGCCCACTGACCACATTCCAGATCGAATCAAGATAGCGTTTTTTAAGGCCGGGCGTGAGTTCGCCACGTTTCATAGCCAGATCGGTCAAATACCTATAAGTTGCGCCAGGATTCGGGCCGAGCACTTCCAGCTTGGCAATATCGTTTGCCATACCGTTTAGGTGATCCGTCAGGGTCGTATAAATATCCTGGGTGCCATATCTATCGTGATACTGCAGCCAGGCGTCGGCATCCTTAAACGCCAGCACGCGATGATCCTGGCGCCGGTTTGCAAGCTTGCTGCCACCTTGCTTGCCTGGCATAAGGTCTGCCAATCCATTGGTACGGATGGTGTCAAACATTTTGCCCATCATTACCTCAAATTCCAGATCATCCATCGGCACGCCTGCGGCATTGGTCATTTTTTCACGATCCAACAGAGGCACAATGTCATCAATCCATTGCTGCTTGCCTGCCTTCCCCACCAGGATCGGGTCATGGTGCTGTGGCATCCCCCAATCCTGCAGCTTTGGTACAGCGCCCCCGGCTCGGTTGAATCGTTGCCTTGCAAACTCGGCAACCTCTCCCCATTGCTTTGCGACTGCCTTGGCAGCTGCGCTGCCGGTATCGGTCCCGAATAACTCTTTAACCATATTGCGCACGAGTCCAGTGTCCTGGGTTAAACCCAAGTTTCGGGTGCGCATCTTTTCCAGACCCTCAGCGAATATGCTGTGCATCTGCCCAAGCACTGCCGTCGCCCGGTTATCAACATTGGAATAACCGGCCCGCATGGGGTCTTTAACCAGCAGCGAGGTAATACCATCAACCAGGCCACGAGGATGCGCCTGTGCGTTCTGTACTGCTTTATGGATGGCGATAATTTGCAGGGCTGCCTGGCGTCGCTTTAATGCTGTTGCTCTACGCCTGGCATCAATAACGGCTTGCTCCGCCTGGGTGCGGGCTGCCTCGGGTGATATTTCCCCTCGCAGCGTCAACTGCTTCTCAAACTCATCAATATCTAAGGCGACCCGCTGCGCCTCTTTCCGAGTGATACGTCCGGCTGCGACCGCTTCCTCAAGACAATCAACTAGCTTAGCCACGGCCGCCCCCTGTCATACAGGTAAACATATCTGTGGTGCGGGTATCTTCCTCGACTAAATCATCATAAATATCTGTGGCTTTACGGGTTTCCAATACCTGATTGCCATCAGCGTCTATACGAGTTTCAACAGGAATCTCTAAATCAGGATTCTGTTCGAGGATATCGGCGACCTGGCGAGCCTCAGCTGCAGCGAGCTCGTCTATTTCAGGATCGTCGGGGAGTAGCGTCCGGGTATCGCTAACGTACTCCTTTGTGGCGCGGTCTACTTCTTGCCGATTTCCGGCAGGTGCGGCCTCTTGCTCTGCGCGTCCAGCATCGCGTACCTCAGTCCCAGGCCCACGTTGTTCATCTGTCGGCCGTCGAGCGGCTGCGAGAAAATCCCGGGTAGCTGCATCGACTCGCTCGCCGTTTTTGAGTTTGCGGGCCGCTTCGTTGAGCGCGTCCGAAATCGGCCCTTTGGTGTTTGCGAGCCGACTGAGGGTTTGTATGGTTTGTTCATCTTCACCTAGCCTTTCAAGGTTTGATTTTCGCTCTAATACGTTGCCGGCGCCACTTATTTCTGACTCTCTTTCGACCAGCGTGCGGAATGTAGCTTTATCTTTTTTAAGCCGTTTAATGGCGTTATCAAGGATTCGAGCTCGTTCTTTGAATAAAGTTTCGCTGATGGTCTGCCCACCGAATAAATCCATCGTTTCGGTTGTTTCGAACCCGGCAGCTCTGATCTGTTCAACAATGAACCTAGCCTGCAGTAAGGTGCCAGGATTCGACTCCACAAGGGCGCGAATAGCGGCCAGCTGCTCCGGGCCTGCTTTAATCAGCTCCCCAACAATAGACGCCATTGCGTACTGCTCTGGCTTTAGAGCATTGGCAACATACTCGAAAGCGTCTTGTTCTAATTCTGCTAATGACCGGGCAGTGCGCACTAAAGCCGACTGAGGCGGCAACCCTGGCATTTCCGACAACGCCTCGGGTCCCATTTCCCTAAAGACTTTGGCGGCATCCAGAGACGTCCCTGTACCTTCTGCAATGTTTTTCATCGCAGCCCGCTGTCTTGCATCGGCTACGGTTACACCATCAGCCTCACGCAACACGATAGCGTTTAGCGTTGCATCGTCACCGATACGTTTTGCCAAAGCCAGACGCTGATGGCCGTCCACAATAAACCGGGCACCATCGGCCTGCTCGTAAATAACAGATATGCCGGCACGCATAGGGTCCCATTCCTCAACCCCTTTGAGCCGATCTGTCACGCCCTCAGTATCACCGCCAGCTTTGAACTGAAACCGTTTAGCATCAACTGTTACTGTGCGCGGATCGACCGACTCGATATTAGAAGATCGGGCAATGTACTCAACCGGGTCAGTATCGACCGAAACCTCAGTAATTCGGTTTTGCGCTAGGTCATCCATTGCCTGATCCAAATTAGCAAGGTGTTGGGTTTCTTCGTCCGGCTCAACTAATACACGCTGCTGGTCGAAAAACTCCTGACCAGTGTCTTGGTCAATCGCTCTGCCGGATGGCGTTGATTCGATAACGTCAGCTAAATCGTTAAGGACCTCGGCCTCGGCCTGTGCCTGGGGCGTATCTTCTGCCCCGCGCTCGGCCGCTGCCTCTCGCAACTGCTGTACTGTTTCAGTGCGTGTCCTGGCACCACGCACTGCCCGGTATGCCTGGATGGCAGATGCGCCACTTTGAAACACTCCGCGAAAGGCAGCGCCACCAACTCCTGCGGTGAGCACCGCAATACCCGCATCGACCAGGCTGTATGGGCTATTGATAGATCGTTTTTGCAGATAGACCTGCGGCTGCACCATTGTGGCCTCGATCCCGGCAATGATTGCGGCCTCGGATGCCATTGCGCTGGCAATTCTTGCTGAATGGGTCGCCCCGCGTGCAACACCACCTAAACCCATTGATCCCACAATAATGGGGTCGGTGAAAATAGCCTGCCCCTCACCGAGTAACATCCCTATTGTTCTATCTGTAGGGCTCGCTCTCGATGCAATCTGATCCCTGACGGCACGCAGTTCGGCCTGTTCTTGCTCTATACGAGCGTGGATATCCTCGTAGGTTTGAAATTCCTGATCATTCTGTGCGGAAAGTTCTTTTATCCGACCGCTGCTGCTCTTAAAAAACTCTATTGCGAGGTCTGATCGTTCAACCTCTGCGACACGGTAAAGATCGGGGGCATTGGACACAAACCGCATCGGATCAAACTCAGGATCGAACTCGGCCAGCTGTTCCATCTGCTGCAGAATAAGCTGATCATGGCGACGCTTTACCCCTCCGCCCGGCGTTTCCACTTTAGCAACATTCCAGGTCGAGTCCCATACATCAGCGCGATCCGTTGGCGCTTGGTCAGGTGACGTTATGCCACGACGCTGGGCGTCGCGGATTGTCTGCTTAAATCCTGACTCGAAAAGACCTGGCACTATTCGAGCCCTGGGTTATGTTCCAGCATAAAGGGGCGGCCATTAGCATCTAGTACAAAATGACCGTTATAAGTATTCAACAGATACCCTGCGCCGCGTTTACTCCCAAACCCTCGCGCAAAAGACAATCGCAATTCGCTATTGTTTAATAACTTAGCAACATCAGCCTCGGGGAATGAGGGATGCGTACCACCTAGACGTTTTAGATCGTCAGCGGTGATTGATTCTAGCCAGGTTTCCATATCGTCGGAATCCCAGCCGCGCACTGGCACCGGCACGCTGTACTTGTCATCGTACATCACGCCGCTGCCGTTCCACTCAATCTCTGCAATGCCGCCGGTTACCGCATTGATGGCGTTATCAAGCCGATCAGTATCGAGCACTGCAGTTACATCGCCGGCTAAAAATGAGTCATACGCATAGAGTGCTCTTATAGCGTTCATTACGTGGACCGTCGCAGCACCTGTTTGGTCGGCTATATACACGTTGCCGATCTCGTCAAATATCTCCTGATTTATCTCTTTCTTTTGCGGCAAAATCTCAGCCGGCGTTGATTGACCTTTAAGTATTCGCGCTGCCACTTCCGGCGCACCATCAAGATAAACCGAGCCGGCCATTGCAAGGTTTTTTGCACCTTTTTTATCAAACTCAGCAAGTAAATCCTGCGCTGGCTCAGCCTGCAGGTTGTCCACAATGACACCGAATAGCTGCAGCTTGCCTTGGATATCCGTTTCGGCATATTGCTGCACCATGCTTGACACTTCGGCCGGACTAAACCGATCTATCGGCACGCCATAATGGCTTTGTGCAAGCAATGCCATACCGTCGCGTTTTCGGAGCAATGCAGCAAAATCGTCTGGTGTCTGTATGTTGGGCACTGTTAGATCGGTTTTACTTATCACACCATCCTTTGCGGCTCGCAGCAGTCCGTTCCCGCCAGCGATATCTGTTTGGGTTTCATTATGTGCAGCTTCCAGGCGCTTTAATAATTCGGCCTCGTCGCCGGACATTTCCTGGCGCTGTTGTTGTTCCGCAAGGTATTGCGATTGCGCGGGCAGCGTCATAGCGCGGAATTCGACGCCGGCCTCAAAATACTTTTTTTCTTCTTCGAGCTGGTTTGATAACTTGAAATCACCACTGACAAGCTCCTGCAGCTCTGCCAGGCCATCCGGCACTTTCCCCTCTTTCAGTGCCGTTACTGCGTCATTAACTTGCTCTGTCAATATTACCTTTTGCGCAGCGGCTTCTGCCCTTGCCTTTGCTCGCTCGCCAGCTGCCAGGCTGCTCTGTTGACCACGTTCGACCCACATCGCATTAGATATGTTTTTATGCAACTCGGGCGACATTTGCCACTGCTCAAAACTCGGGTCCTCGGCTGGTTGCGTACCCCCTTCCTCAGTTTTTATTAAGTTCATTTCAGCATCAGGCAAATTATTCTTAAAATGCTCGTAATAAAGGTCGGCACTGGTTTGTCCGGTCGGGTTGCCGTTCTCATCAAATATTGGCTTTGAATTAGCTAATTCTTCCTCGAACTTTTCGAGCTCCACCTGCATACGCGTCCAATCTCTTAACTCTTTTATTTCTTTTGTTGCGCGATTTTCATCAATAGAAAGATTTACCGCTGCTTTTGCAATTTCTTGCTCTGCATCGGATAATATGTTGTACGCTTGCGCATAATCTTTTTGATCTATTACCAGTTGTAATTGCGCTTTGTTGCTTCCAATACTTTCCTCAAGTTGGATTAATTGCTGTTCTCGACTACTTGCAAATTCTTGTTTCGACAATCGTGTTCGCGCATTGAAAATACCTTGATCAATTTTTTGCGTTGCAAATGCTCTGATTTCGGGATCTTCAATCGCTTTTAACGTCGCGGCTCGGTAGGAGTGCGCGATGGGATCAAACGTCGCCGTGCGGCCATTTGATTCTTGTTCAATTGTTGCAATGCGTTTTGCAGAATCAAGCGCAATGCGAGATTTATAAGTTTCTTTAGCGCCCCGATTAAACGCCATGTCATAGATCGTTGTGCCTTCTCGCAGCTCCATGCTGCCGGTCTGATGCCCATATTCCAGGCCGGTTTCGTATCCGGTTTTTTGTGCGTGAGCCTCAGCCTTTTTATAGAATCGGTCACCCCAATCACCGAGCACCTGCGACAGCTGACTCGCCATCTTGGATTGCCCTTCAAAGTGTGCCTGCGCGGGTGTAATGCGCGGCTCATAAATACGCGGCGGTCCAGGTGGCGCCGCTGACGGCCGTGGCGGCATTGGAATATTCGGCGCAGCCGGCGCACGAATCCCCTGTCCATAACTGAACGGATCACGGCCCTGCGGTGTGCCGGCTCGTTGGTCTGATTGGTATCTGCGTGTGGTCGCCATCTTATCCACCTAACTGGCTGTATCGGTATCCAGCATCTAACAACGTATTGGCTGCGCTGATATACGAGCTGGTCTGTGCGGTCTTGCCTTGAATGCGGATTGCTTCGGCTTCGAGCTGCGATGACTCAAGGCGCGACTCGGCACTCATCATGGTGCCCTCGGCGGCCATGCGAATCGACTCGGCCTGCAGCTGCGCCTGGGTGCCCACCAGGGTGGCCTGTTCCATGCCAGCCTCTAGTTCTGTGGCAGCACCGAATCGCAACAGCGATACCCGGTTAGCCATGAGCTTGGCCCGCTCGGACCCAAAGAAACGGTTATCAACAATGCGCCGGGCGGTGTCGCCTTTGTCTATCGCCTGGTCACGATCAAACTGTGTGATATCCGCCCCCATCATTGCTAATGGGCTGCCATCGTATGCCTGGATGCCTTGCGCAGTACGCAAAGCCACCTGGCTGGATAGCGCCTGTGTCAGCTGCCGGCGCCGTCCTATCTCCCGGTCGGTCGCTAGTTTTTCTTCTTCTTTTACCTGCCGCTCGATCCCGAGCAGCATTAGTGGTATCTCCTGTTCCTCTAGGTCAGCAGCCTGGTCGGCATACAGGTAACGCAGACCGGCTTGACGTCTTACCGCGTCCGCTGCCTGCTGGGCATAGGCATCGTGCAATCCGGCATATTCGTTCTGACGCTCGGCATACTGCGTAAGTAGACTAGACTGTTTTTCACCGCTGGCGAGTGTCATATCAGCCAATACACCGGCTGATTTTTTCGCTTTGCTGCCGGCAGATGCTTGCAAGAAAGACCCGATCACTTTGCTGCCGATAAACATCGCCGCTGCGCTAATCGCCATTACGCCTCCACCTCAACAACCAAACCCAGCAGAGTGAAGGGCTGCGGGTCTGTCTGAGTGATTGTGACCTGGGCTAAACGGTCCCAGCCATTTAGATACACCTCTTTAATGCCGGTAAAGGCCGACGGTGCGGTATCGAGCACGTCCTCACCCAGACTACGTTCGGGTATGAGTACGTTTGCACTGGTGGCCGTCGTGGTGACATATACGCCTAAAGATTGATACAGATCAGCCACGATACGAATAAGCCGCTTTTTTTCAGTCAAGATTGAGCCGTTGCCAAATTCTGAGGTAATCGGCATAGTCTTTACGGTTACATCAAAATCGAGGCCAACCTCTACCTCGGCACCATCGCGTGCTAGGGTGATCGCGCCGCCTGATGGTGCGGCATCATCCATAATCGCGCCATCAGCGCGGACCCTGCAGGATTCACCATTTAGGTGGGCAAGTCCTGATACTGCGGTACTCGCGGATTGCGTTTGGCTTTTGTTGGCGTCGGTATAGGTATCCGGGTCGGCTTTTTCCAGGTAGTACACGGTCGCGCTGTTGATGGTGCGCTTGACCGCAAACCAGACCTCGGTGCCCTCAACTGTGACCGCTTCTATTTCTCCGGTCGTTTGCCACTTGGTCCATCCGGCAACCTGTTGGGATCGTAGCGTGTTGAATACCGCCATCGTCCCATCGGAGTTGACCACATAAACATAATTCGCATCTTCTGTCGCTGTTCCGCGCCGTGCATCCATATCAACCGGCGTCGTGATGAGGTGTGACGCCAGGAGCGTCGCGCTGTTCGACGTGTACGCATCTTCCTCCCAAGAAAATAGAAACTCACGGACCGAGCTTTGGCCGTAGTCAAGGAACAATGTCGCCCCGTCAACATTGACGGGCGGTGTGGTACTGGAACCGAACCGGGTCTGGTTCTTAATCGCTATATTGCCCGGGGTAATCGGACTCGATGCAATATAAAACTCGCCGCCGGTCGTAAAGAGCTGCAGATGCCTGGCCGGCATTAAAGCAACAATGGCATTGATCTGATTGGTGTCCAGGGTGACGTCAAGCGCATCATCATCTGCACCAGTGCCGACGTCGAAATTAAAATAATCGGCAATCTGTGAACCCCATAAAGTCTGTGGCCGCTGCGCCGATCCCCCAAACCACAGGCGCTGCTGAAAAAAGGCCGCTGTCTTAGGCCAGCCTCGTGTTGCGCTCCATACGTCCTCGTCACCCGAGCCAAAATCGAACTGCGGAATGTTGGACAGGGTGATATTTGAAAGGGTCCAGCTGGTATGTGCGGCACCACGTACCAGTTTGGCTGGCTGGTGATCCTCATGCACGATAATCATCGTGTCTGCTGACTGCACAACATTAAGCTCTTTGCACTGCGCCAGGGTATAGGTCGTGGTTACGGTGGCTTGCAGAACCCCATCCATATATACCTTGATGGCGTTGTTCTGAAACGCCATGACATAGGTCTGCGCGACATTAAATGAAAACGTACACAGGACAGATTCAGCGCCCAGCGTGGCGTAATACGCCATGCCAGGACGTCGCTTAAAGCCACCCTGCGGCAAGGCCAGGACATTGGTGCCGGTATCGGCGCCCTGGTAATACTGTTTTACGTCAGTACGCGCTGCCAGGCGCGGATCGAGCACCCCCGCATTAAACGCTGTCTGCAGCGTTCTAAGACGTGGCACTACACTCTGGCCTCAACAAACGGTGAATCGACAATGCCGACCTGTGGCCGTGACTGCGAATCCGCATACCGGGCGCGCTTTAACTGATTCTCAAACTTGAGCGTATATATCTCAGCCAGGGAACGGTTGCCGGTTACCGGAATGGCAAACTGTGCCGCCAGGTCATATTCCAGTGTCTTAGCAAAATACGCTGGCAGCCGGGATTCATCGGGTTTGAAAAGATAATCAAGTGCTACCTCATTGGAATCCGAATACAGTTTGTTTTCATAAATCTCGAATTCGATATTAGGGTATACCTTGATCCCCATTAGATAACCGGATGGCAGGCTGTAGGCATAGGTCCAATCATTAAGCGGCGTATCGGTCAGTTGGCTTAACTGACTTTTTGCCGACGCAAAACGCCAACGGTGCGCACTTAGCAGCGATTCAAATGTCGAACCGTATAGGTTCGATGCTGCCTCGGCGCCCGAGCCCCCTTCGGTAAACGACGAGATCGTGCCATGCCCGATCATCAGCAGGGCGTTAGAGCACATCGAAATGCTGGTCGCCATACTTAAATCCTAAAAAAGAAAAGGCAAGGGCCATATTTCAGACCCCTGCCCTTCTAGGTTGTGTTCCCCCACAACGAGGAACCTAATGAACCGAGTAGCGATTAGTCGCTGTCGGTTTCAGAGATTGCAGTGCCATCGGATATATCAACAACACTGGATGCGTTTGAAAGTACGCTGACGATATTAGTCGTCGGTGTGCTGGTATCGCACACCCAAATAATATCTCGCACCTGCAAAAGATCAGTCGCGTCGTTGAAATACCCCTCGGTATTTACAGTCGCAATCGCGTCGGTTGTTGAATAGACCCACATTCGGGGAGCTTTCCCACCAGGGCCGATCTGCTGTAAACCACTTAATGCGTATGCCATGATGATTACCCCTTATTGGTAGGAAACGGAAACAGAACCGTCGCCATCTCGTGATATCGAGCCCGCTTTCATTACGCCGTTGCAAAGCCAGGAGGTCTTTTGCGCGACGTAATTAATTTCGGTTTTGATATCAATGCCAACCGCAAGGCCGATTGCACTTTTGTGCCAGGCGAAACCTTCCCAAGTGCTTGAAGCATAGGGCAGGCCGCCTTCGTCGCGGGACTCGATGATGTGCCACTGAAAACCCATCCAGGTATTCAGCTCGCCGGACATAAGCGCCTTAACGCTGTTGTAGTCGGAGCTGGTGACCGTGGTGATGTTCAGCAGGTCCTCAAGGCCGCCAGCAGATACTGCAAAATGCCGGTCGCCCGAGGGCACACCTTTGTCGTTGAGATGCTTGGAGGCTTCGACCACCTTCGCCACAGTCATACCACCCGAACCGTGGGCAATAGTGCCCGCCGGACTCGACTCAGCAGCCAGGGCGTCGATAATCAACTGATCCACGCGACGGCCCAACGCACCCGCAATGGTCTGCGCTAGTTCGCGTTGCTCGTCAAAATTGACCTCGGCAGCATCGAAAATGTCGGTGTACTCCGGCGCGTTCCAGTTTCCGAGCGTGCAGGAGATAAGAGAGTGCGAAACGTCCATCGGCGTTACGTCCGCTTGGGTGGCCTTTTGGTTTGCCAGGCCCTTACCCATTTTGCGGAACTTGTAAATATCGCCGACTACGCCATTACGCACTGTAACGGTGTCGCGGAGGGACCCAGCAGTCTGAAACGCATGCTTCACGTCATCATCGAACTGAGTCACCGCAACCGGTGACAGATTAATGGACATAATATTTGATCCTTATCAAATGTCTAAAAATGCCGGGCTTTCGCCTGGCGCCTTTCGACACTCGGGTATCCGCTGCGCGGGCCGACGTCTCACAGCGTGCGTGCTGTGTGATCCGACTCCGGTCAGGGCTCGATAAGGATCGAGGTGTCCGTTCCTAGAGCTAACAATTACACGATTGCATTGCGGGCTCGCTGCTGCGAGGTATCCACTACAAACGCTTTACTTGTTCCTAGATACGAATTGTATCCATACTTATATGGCTATTTCAACTTTTAGGCGGCCGTGCCATACGCCTCCTGGTAAGCACGGTCTACCTGTTTCTTGTATTCGGGGTCCACGCTCATGCGCAGGTGCCCGGTTTCGGTCTTGGCATATCGCATCTGGCGCAATTCTTCGGCCGTGGTATGCCCACTGGATTGCGTTACCTGGGGATCGCGGGCGAGCTTGGCCTCGCGTGTTCTGCCGATCATGGATTCCAGCAGCTCTACGCCGACCGCTGTCGAGGCAACGCCCTTGAATATCTCCCACTGATCCGCTGACAGGTTGCCCTGGCCCCAATCAGCGAGATCGGTCAGGCGTGATTTAGCGTTATCACCGAGAGCTGCGAGCTCATTCTGTCGGTTATTGCTAATCATTTCCTGCTCAGTCGAAAGATAACCGGAGACAAAGCGCTCAAACGATGCCTGGTCCATACCGGCTTCACGCGCTGATTGCTTAAACCACGCGATCATCGGGTTACTTTCCATGACGCCCGCATCCAGACCCTCGACCTGCGGCACCTGATAATCGTCCTCGGGGGCACCAGTAAACGAACCCATGCGCTTCTCCAACTCGGCATAGGCTTTGGCCTGGTCCTCGACGGTTTTGTATTTGTCCTGACGGAACCACTCGGGCACGTCGCGGGCGCCATCGACTTCAGCTGGTGCGCTCTCAACGGTATCAATCAGGGAATCGCCAGGCACTGCCTCGGCAGCAGCTGCCGGCTGTTCGGTTTCGGTGGCTTGTACTTCCTGCTCGTCTATCATGGGGGATACCTCACTGTTTCTCTGCGGTTTCAATCTGCGTCAGGATTTGACGCACCAGATCGGCACGTCCTTCGCGGATACCGGCCTCAAACTGTGTTGAGCCAGGCGTTACGGTGGGACGTAAAATGGTTATGGCAATGAGCCGGTCGAGCACGAACTGACCAGCTTCGGTACGAAAACACTCGTGAAAGCGTGAGGCAATCTCCCGGCCTTTGGCCGCGCTCTCTTTGGATTGCCCGGGCGAGTCAATATCCAGCGCCGCCCAGCCCTTGCGGGCCTTGACTTGTTCAATCATGCAGCAGGTTGCTGTGCCGCCTGTGCCGCCTGTGCCGCCTGTGCCATTTCCTCTCTTTCGACCTCAGTGCGTAGCAGGTCAGCTTCAATGCCGAGCTTTTTGCCAATGTATCCCGGCAAGTCCTCTAATTTAGTACCCAGGCCCAACACTTCGGGACCGAGCTGGCCGATAGTCTGTAAATACTGATTGACCGCCACCAGATCATCCTGGTCCTGTGCCCGAGCCAATGGGCTGGTGTGCTTGATAGTGACCTCTTTGCCATCGACCCGGATATCGGGAATTTTGCCGGCCCGTTTCAAGATTGACACAGCCCGCTTAATTACCTTCTCCACGAACTCAGTCTGCATCCGGCCAAAGGCGCTACCCGAATCCTGCACCAGCTCCTGATTCCGCATAGCCATTTCGGTGGCGCTGCGTACCGGCGAATCAATCTCGCCAAAGGGCTCGGCAAACAGTGCTTTATTAATGCGCTTGCGCAGGTCATCCAGTACCAGGGCACTGAACTGAATATCGCCGGAGCGGTCCAGCGGTCGCAGCGTCGGATTGGAGTTGTCGTTACTGCCGACCGGGATAATGGCGCCCGGGGTCAGCCGAATATTGTATGGGTTGATCACCCCATCATCGGCCGCGGTATAAACACCCGAGATTGCCAGGGCCGCGTTCTTGAGAACGTACTCGACCACCTTGTTGGCGGTCTTAATGTCCGGCAGCACCTGCATAATCCGGCCACGTCCCAGCGTTTCACCTGGCACCACATACTCACGAAACACGATCCACGGACTAACCTCATAATCCTGGCCGAATATATATTCTTTGCTGGCTTC